TCTTTTCGTTCCACCGCTGTTGTCCCGGTATCGTAAGCGTCATCATTTGCTTTCTCTCCCTGGTATGTGTTCATTGAGGTGCCCTTCTCAGAGCACGCTCCATTTTGAATACTCTTCTAAACAGAGCTCGCCTCTTTGGGGAGCTCTGCGACGCGCCGCCCTTTGGCGGACGGAGCGGTAAGAGGGGCATGTTACTGCTCCTCAGTGCCCTTCACGGGGGCTTCCAGCACCTTCAGGCCGGGCTGTGCGTTCACAGGGGCGGCCTTCTTGGTCTCCTCCTTCATGTCCTCCGGCAGGATGCCCTCAAAGAATGCGGCCGCTGCCTCGCCGTTGGAGGCCAGCTTGTAGTACAGGTCGCTGTAGGCCTGGGTGGACATAAAGTCCGCCAGCACCGCATCGTTCTTGATGAACTTCCGGCCGTCCGGGCTCAGCACACCGTAGCTCTTGCAGATGATCTGCTTGAACAGCTTGGCAAGCTCCAGCTGGCTCTGGGCGGCAGTGATGCGGTTGATCATCTGCACAAGGCCGCCCTCGGTGGTCAGCTCCATCTCCATGATCTCGGCACGGGTCAGATTGAAGTAGTAGTCTTCCGTCCGCTCAGTACCGCCAAAGTCCACGGTGGTCATCGTCTTTTTCAGCATTTTTCTTCTCCTTTATCGTGTTCATTGATGCCTGGCTTCTTACACCTGGCCCTCGCTGTCGGTGATCAGCTTGATCAGCTCGTCGGGGGAAGGCAGGGTCGCCTCGGCAGTCTCGGTGCCCCAGAGCTTGTCCTGAATGGCCTTCACGGTGGCAGGCTTCAGCTTGGAGCAGTCGATCTCCATGTGGCTGGTGGGGCGGTGGCCGGTCACGCTCACGGGGGAGGTGGTGCACTCCCAGCTGAAGGTGATGGCATCGGGGTTGTCGTTGATAGTGGCATAGCTCTTCTCGCTGGGGGAAGCGGTGCTGTTCCACGCAATGTGGATCTTCTGGCCCACCTCGTCATCAACGTCGTTGCCCACGGTGGTCACCCAGCTGAAGCCAAAGCCCTGGCGCTTCTGCTGGCCGATGGAAACACCCGTTGCAACCTGTGCGGAACCGTCGCAGGGCTCCCACTCGGTGGGGTAGGTGTAGGCTTCGATGGTGTAGCCGTACTCCTCGGCAGAGCGCAGAGAAGCATACTTGATGTCATCGGCGTAGAGCTTGGTCTCCTCAGCGCCGGAGGGGCTCTCGGTCACGGCGGTCAGGCCATTCCAGGCCACGCCCTTGTCGTAAGCGCCGGTGTTGTTCATGGGATACAGGACACCCATCTTGGTGCCCATCTCGTAAAACTTTTCGCCGACAGCGTCCCAAATCAATCTGGACATATAGTTCCTCCTTAGATGTAGATTAGATGTAGATCGTAAAAACGGTGTGGTATAAACCGTCCGAAACAAAAGAGCGGTCGTAGGTGCATTTTGGCAACACACTTACGGCCGCTTTGATCTTGCTGTCAGGGTCTTTGTCCATCACGGTCACCGTGTAGAACGGATGCTGGATGTAGACCCTGTTGTTTGCATGGTTATTCCGGATCCTGGTTTCGCTGTACACGATGCAGGGATATTGGAGCTGGAATCCCGCTTTCGGCTGAAAATAGAGGTGGATCGACTTTCCGTTCTCCTTCAGCACTTCGCGCAGGAGCGTGTCAACCTTCAGCCGTGCTTCCATTCCAGAGCCCTCCCAAGGTCAGGATCAGGCGCGGGTATTGTACCTTCACGCCGGTCACCTGCCATTTCTGTCCCATAAACACCGCATACCGGAGATCGTAGAGATGGTCGTTTGCAAACGGGTCCGCCAGAACGCTCAACTGGTTTCCAACCGTGATGTCGGGGTTCACCTTGTCCCCCATCTGCATCTGCCGTCCAAACTCCAGCACGTCCCCGTAATAGGTGCGTTCCGTCATCTTCTCGGTAAATACGCTGGGGGCGGTCTCCTCCACCTCATCTGCAAATCCCAGCTTCCCGCAGTATCTCATCTCTTCTCACTCCATTTTGATTTGTCGTGGCTAACCTTGAACCCTGAAAAGATCAGGCCTCGTCCGCAGCCATGGTGCAGGTGGTGGGGGTGGTGCCGTCGGTCACAACCACACCGGCAGCCACCAGGGCCACAGGCAGGTAGGTCTTGTCGGCAGCCACCACGATCAGACGGCCCAGCTTAAAGGCCTTCTCCACGTCAGCCTTCTTGGCCTGAACCTTGTGGGCCTCGTCCTCGTACAGCTTCTTGTCGGTATGCAGGTAGGCAACGTAGTTTGCCACGTGCAGGTCATAACCGGTCTCGTAGATGGTGTTCAGCATAGTTCTATCCTTTCTCTTTAAGCAGCCCACTCAACAGCCATGGCGCTGAACGGGGTGGTCAGAGCACCGGAGCAGCGGGTCTCGATCAGGTACTTCTGGGCGTTGAAATCGATGTCGAAGTCGTCGAACATGGAAACAGCGCCACCCTTGTCTGCGCCCACGGTGTAGTCGGCCAGGTTCACGATCAGGCAGACCAGGTCACCGCCCTTGGCACCCTTGCGGCCCTCCATCTCGGGGATGGTCACAATGTTCTTCACACGCAGCTTGCGGGCCAGAGCAGCCTCGTCAGCATACAGCGGGTGGCCGATGCCGTCCTCCAGCAGGAGCATCTCGGTCAGAGCGTCCTCGGTGGTGAACAGGGTGGGGGTGCCGGAGCCGCGGTACTCCTTGCGGCTGCGCAGGATCTGCTTGATCAGGGCCTTGTACTTGTCCTCCACGGTGGTCAGGCCGGTGGTCTTGCACTGGACCTTGATGGTAAACAGGTCGCTGTCGTTGAACACAGGACGGATGCAGTTCTCGTCGATCTTGTCCTCAGAAGCAGCCAGACGGCCGTCGCCCAGCAGGTAAGCCAGAGCCAGCTCACGGTTCAGCTTCAGGCGCATCTCCTGCTTCAGCCATGCCACAACGTCAAAGCTGGTAATGTCGATCACGTCGTCGCGGTCCAGCTTCTGCTTCTTGTACACGGTGGTGGGGCTGGTGGAGCGGCGCAGCAGGCCAAAGACCTCTTCCTTCTTGAAGTTGCCCTTGATGTAACCCTTTGCGCGGGCATCCTCCTCGGTCAGGTCAGCAAACATGCTCTTGAACCGGCTGAAGGGAATGTGGTGCACAGCGCCCATGACCACGCTCACCCAGTCGTCGGGCTTGTCGATGATGCGGGGCGTGGTATCCAGCAGGTGATCCTCGGGGAACAGCCAGTCGATGTTGTCGATGCTGTGGGCCAGCTCGTCACTGTCCATGCCGGCATCCTCAAAGGCAGCCTTCATGGTGCCGTGGCTCTTTGCGGTCTTGACCACGTTGTTGATCTCTTCGATGCTGTGCTTCAGCACGGTTGCGTTGGTATCCTTGTCGAAAACATTCTGCTTCACGGTATCGTCCTCCTCACCGTCATCGTTGTTGCCGCCTTCCTTCTCTTCCAGGGCCAGGCCCACCAGAGCGTGGCAGCACTCTTTCTGCTCGTCGGTCATGCTGTTGTAGACCTGTTCAAGCGTCTTGCCTTCGTTCTTTTCGTCCGCCATTTTGGCTTCCTCCTGTGTTGCTTCATCGTCGGTCACGGCATCGCCGCTGTCCGCACTGTGTGTAAGGTCTTCCAGCGGGTTGCCCTCGGGGTCCATGCCGTGGGTCAGGCTCAGGCCGTCCTCGTTGTAGATAAAGGCCTCGCCGCCCTCGTAGTCCTCATCGGCGCTGTGCTTTACCACCTCGTCGATCAGGGCACCCGGGTTGCATCCGGCCAGCACCAGGCTCACTTCCCGGATAAAGCCGTGCTTCACGGTGTTGCCCACCTTCTTCAGGCCGTTGGCAAAAATGGAAAAGGCGCTCAGGTCGCCGCTCTCCACGCACTGTCTTGCGGTCTTGCCGGTATCGGTGTCGTTGAATTTGGCATAGCAGTACACGCCGCCGGGCCGGTTCTCCAGCAGGCAGTGGCCGATCACGTTGTCCACGTTGGAGTGATCGTGGTTGTACACCATGGGCACAACCTTGCCGCTGCATTCCTTAAAGGCATCCTGCGCGATCACCAGCCCGTCATAGCACCGGACGTTCGCTTTCGTCGCCCAGCCGCTGCAATCGTAGTCAAAATTAACCATTTTGATTTGCAATACTCCTCTCTACGGCATCCCGCCCTGCCGTGATCGTTTTGTTCTGCGCCGCAATTTCCTCACTGCTCTGGCTGATGTTTGCATTCCGCAGTTCGTCTGCCTTGGGGTCCTTGCTGGGTTTCATGCCAATGGCCTGCCGGAACTCGTTAGAGGTCATGATCTCGTTGCGGGTAAACTTGTCGGCCATTTCGGCAACGGCGGAAACAGGGGTCAGCTTGAACGGGTCACGGAAGTACATCACGGATTCCCGGTTCGCCCGGTCGTCCTCAGTCAGGAACTTCCGCCGGATCTCGTCCACGGCAGCCGCCACAATGGGTTCGATGGTGCGGTTCTCGTAGTTGGTCATCACAGCATCGGAAGCAGTACCGTTCATAATCTCCGGGGTGATACCCAACTGGCTGTATGCCATGTTGGTCAGGTATTCCACGGTCTTCAGAAGGTTGTTTTCGAGGCTGCGGTTCAGCTGCGTGATATGTTCCGTGCCATCGGTGTAGGCAATGCCGTATTTGGAACCGGCGAGCTGCTGTTCGATCTGTGCCCGCCGTTCTTCGGCCTGTTTCTTCCGGGTCTCGCCCTTCACAACGTAGGGCAGCTGGATGATCAGGTCGAGCTTGCCGCTGCCCACCTGCTCGTCGATCACGTCCATCAGGTTCAGCTTCCGGATCAGGCGCTGCACCGTGCCGTTGGGCTCGTTCATCACGGCATAGAACGGGTTCTCCACCAGGGCCACCTGTGTCTTCGGCAGGGTGATTTCCTCTTTCCGTCCGGTCCGGTCGTTGTACACTTCCAGCCGCACGTCGTCCGGGTACCATTCCAGCACCCTTCCCACCCGCATGGATTCGATCCGGGTCTTACCGGTCTTTCCGTCGTAGTCCACGTCAATTGGCACCAGCGCAATGCATCCCTCGTCCAGCATGGAAAGGAACATGTCATATCGCAGTGCCCGGCCCGTCTGGTCCTTGTTGCCGGAAAGGTTCAGGCAAGAATTAAGGCCCGAATCAACGGTTTCGTCGTAGCGTCCGTTTTCATCGAGCCTTACATGATTGATGGTAATTGCCGCAGCGTCCATTGCAATGCGGGTGTTGATGGCCGTCATGATCGTCCGGTCATTACTTCGGTTCAGCCTTACCCGGTCAGGCCGGTAGCTGTATCCTTCGCCGCTTCTTCCGGGGGGATCCCGGTTCAAAAACGCATTCCAGGCGTGTCTCAGTCTGGAGCCAAAGGTTTGTGATGCCATTTTGATTTCCTCCAGACCTTAACTGTCTTTCTTGTCGTCGTCTTTCTTGTCGTCGTCTTTCTTCTGCTGGTTTCCGCCAGCGCTTCCGCTCACAATGGCGTTCGCCAGATCAGGGTTCTTGAGTTCCTTCGTGATGAACTGTTTTGCTGCGTAGCTCATAGCACCGGAAGCGGCCTTGGTCAAAAACTGCTGGGAAGCGTTCGTCATTACGGTCTTCACAAAGCTCTGCCCGCTGTATACGTCCTTCCGCAGCTGTTTCACGTCCTTCTGGAGCTGGAGCCGCTCTTTCTCGGCTTTCAGTTCCTTATTGGGGTCGTCCGCCCGGATGTTGGTCTGCCCCTGAAGATCCCGGTACTGCTTTTCCATTTGCAACCGGTTGATCCGTGCCCGCAGCTCCTCGTCGGAGTAGTCCTCTGCATTTTTCCCGGTTCGCTTGGGCGCATACTCTGTCTTGGGCTCCTGTGTATCCTCACCGGCGTTCCCGTCCCCGGCATAGTGTTTCCTGCCTGCGGCCGTCAGGGTACCGTCCTTGTTCTGGTACCGCCGCACGCCCCACTTCATGCCCTTGATGCCCCAGTGGTATAGCTCGTCCTTGTATACCTGCATGTTTGTCTCATCACCTCATTTCTTTCCGGCAATGTACTTCTTAACGCTCTTTCCGTCCATGTCCTTCAGCATCGTGATTTTAGGATTATCACCGAACAGGCTCGATATGAAGCTCTTACCTTTCTTTTTTCCGGAAACGTACTTCCTGGTACTCTTTCCATCCATATCTCGCAGCATTGTGATTTTAGTGTTGTCAGTAACCAACCCCGACACAAACTTCTTGCCTTTTTCGACAACGGTCTTGATGCGTTGCTTCGCTTTCCGCAGATTCGGATGATCTTTCACGGTTTT